ACAAGCCAAGAATCATACAGAACGTCAGGAATCCAAAAGGTGACGTCAAAAGCTGAACATTTAACTGCTTGTTGGTACAAGCGCAATAGCTGCGTATTAGAAAAATCTAACATAGTTTCTTCCAATTGCATAATCATCTCGGAGTACACTGGTGTAAATCTCGAAACAAAGCGGAGCAGCAAATGCGCAATACTCTGTGCAGGGTTCTGTACTTTCTTTGCGGGAATAGCTCTATCAAACCACGACCAAAAAGAGAATTTAGCATCCTCTACTTGTGTAGTGATCTCACGCTGAGCAAATCCGACGAAATCCATCAAACTGTGACTCTCCATACTTTCGTCAGGAGGCGACAATGCCTTCAAACTTGAGCAGTAAACGGAGCTAGTGCCACATCCACAAGGACAAAGCACATAGTCACTATCCATGCGGTGAGTCATATCAACAACTCCAGCTTGCAATGAGTAAAAAGTGTTAGCTTCAGAGTTAATAACATCCAAAGCCTCAAAGATAGTCAGTCCAGTAGCCTCTTTAAGGACATTGTCCTTCATGTAAGTGACATTTTTCCAACCAATCGTGGAATTCATCTCAGTTTTACGGGATTTAGCCCGGGGTGGAGGTTCGACACTTCCAATGCGACGAGGAACCTTTGATCTAGGTTCTTCCTGGACAGGAGCCAACTTAAGTTCGTAAGGCTTTTGTAGAGTAATGTGCCACAAATTTGGCAAAGTGGGTAGATCAATAATAACCTTTCCACGTTCATTAAACATATACTGTCCGTTCTCATCACGTCGCGCATGTAAATCCTGTACTTTCATGGCATCAATTTCATTCTTTTTCTCGCCTTCAACGATGCGTGCATACTCATCGCGCACAACTGCACGAATATATACATCACCACGTCTATAGCGGGAATAAGGACAAACTGACATTTCCGATAGCATGGATTCTGCGTTGGAATTGATCAGAAGCAATTTCGGTTGCACAGAAATGCGTCCTTTTTCGCTAACATCAGCTTTAGGAGCATAGCACATCTGATTGTTCTTTATCATAATTTGCTTGGAACCCTCATCTTCCTGCATGTAATCTACCTTGGTATTACCAAAATCATCCAAGATGACGACTTCGGTATAACCTTTGTAGGATGTCCAGAATTTATCATTTCCTTGGATCACACATTGGTAGCGAGCAGTGGTATTAAAACCCTGGCGAACACCAATTTCACGAGCTATAACTTGAGTGAGAGATGTTTTTCCAATATTGGAATCTCCCACAATAACAGGTGAGTATGGCGCTTCTCGCGATCCACATGCAATGCGTGCATCAATCACTTTATCCAACCAACGGGCAACATTTTCCATTTTCCTTAGAATAATTTGCCGCATAGGTCCTTTCACAGTACTACTCAATCTTTTC